AATATGCAGTCTAGGCTGGTCACTATTGTTATATACCAGATGCTGGTTACTAATATCCATAAGAAACGCACTGCCTGGAACAAATGGAACATTTCCGTAGTTCGTAAATCGAAAACAACATCCAACAGGATTGGTTATAGAAATATTAATTTCTGACAGATATTTTTTATCTCTGTCAGAATGCGGCAAGATGTAACCGCCAGACTCTATCAACATAAATCTTATACGTCCGGTATCAGCATCAATGACAAAACTATTCTCAAGCCAATGTTTGGTGATAGGGCAACGGTCTATTATGCTGGTCCAATTTTTAGGGCCATCGGTGTTTTCAGTTATAGCATAATGCTCGCCGTATATTGTTAAACTTTTCCATCCTTTGTGTCCGTAAAAAAATTTATCAGATATACTTTCTTTTGGTCTATGCTCAACAGCAAGATCTTTTACTGTGTTCCATTCTTGGAAAATTTCTTGTGCAGGAACATCAACTGCAAGTTTTAAGAACGGAATACCACTTTCCGTCCTAATCCAATTTTCATCTGGTCTAAAGTCTAAATGATGCTGTATTATTTTCATGAGCAATGTTTCTTAAATAAACATGTCGAATGTTTGTTAGGTCAGCTGCATAATTTTTAAAATTTGCCAAGTTAAGATATCGACCTATTACCGGAATACTGTTTGCATTACAAAAATCTACATATTCCTTGGGTGCTTCATGCGATTCTGGATTATTTAAATTGATCAGAACTTCTGAACCAATATTAAAAAAATCATTTGTGTCAGTATCTGTCATGTTGAAATCAAATATTTTCCACTTGTTGAACGTACTGCGACCGGCTTGACTAAAGGTCAATTGTATTTGTTGAATGTTGAAATTTAATATGTCTGTTCCAAATATATTCGGAGTTTCCCAATATTCTTTTGCCACATATAAACTTTGAAAAGATTCTTCAATGAGATGCAATTTTTTGTTGACTTGATTCCAATGATAATGTAATTCGTTATGTGTATCATGCAACATAACATTAACTAATTTAGGATAATCTACAAGTAATTTAACCCAAGTTCTGTGCAATTCATTCAAGACTGTCTGGTCTATTAAATTCTGTTCTTGAAAATTAGATAACGCAGTTATTTTTAACTTATCGCGTAAAAACGTATCTATTGTTTGAATGTGTATACGAAGGGCAGCTGGCCAATTTAAATCAAATTGACTCTGACCGAGATGAAACGTGTTAATTTGATCTCGGTCAAGAGAGTTTATCCAATATGCGACCAAATCATAATTAGTAGGATCAAGATCTAGCCAATCGCCAGTGCTGCTCCAGACTATTTTCATTGGTTGCAATATTGACTATTACTTGGCTTGACGGCTACGGATCATGGCCAGGATGTCCTGGGCATTTTGTCCACTGGCTGCAGGCTTGGCCACTGGGGCTGATGCCGCAGGAACATCGTCCTCGTCAAAGTCGCTTGCAGGTGCAGGTGCGGCCACTTTGAGTGCAGGCTTGGCTGCTGGTGCAGGAGTGTCCTCATCCGCATGTGCGGCTCCAGCACCACCAGGTGCTTGCACACCTGCAGGACGGAAGTATTGACCCCAGCGTTCTGTGTCGTAAGGTTGTCCATCTACTGAAGCCTCAAACATCTCTTTGATCACCTTCAACTCCACGTCGCCGGGTTTCTTGGGCAAGAATGTGCTCAAGTCAAACAAGCCATGTGTGGCAATTGCCGCTTGTTCTGCTTCGGTCAATGCAGACTCTTTACGTGCCCACTTGCTTGTGCTGTAGTCAGCATAGCCACCTTTGGATGTCTTGGTGATACGGAAGTCCAAGCCACGCAGGGTGTCTGTGGGCATTTCTTCCAGTTCAGGATCCATCAATGCGCCCTTGATAGTGGCAAAGATTTGTGGCCCAATGATGAAACGTCGAATGGGATTTTCTGGAGTCTTGTCTTCGCTCAAGGGGTTTTCACGCACAAAGCCTTGAAAGATGTAACTGCGTTTCTTCCAGTACTTGCGACCCATTTCTTCAAGGCTCTTGTCCTTGAACCAGGTGCGTACTTCTGCCAAGATAGGACAGGCTTCGCCCCACATCTCCACACAAGGTACTTGTACGTACACTTGCTTGGAATCCCCTTCGCCTTTGATACCAGCGAAAGGCAAACGAATCATTGCTCGTTCTTGCCAGAAAAATGTGTTTTTTGTATTTGCATCGGGAAGGAATCGCAGTGTTGCACTTTGTCCTTCTTCCATGTTCCAGTGGGCGTAAATGGAGTTGTCTCCACCTGTTTGTCCGCCACCTTTGTTGCCCTCTGCTGCCTGTAGTCTTGCTCTGATTTCTGCTAATGATGCCATAGTTTTTCTCCTTAATAAGTTGCCTATGTTATGTTGCCTATCTAAATGTTTAGATCTCTGTTGCCTGTGACTCACAAACAAAAAAGCGCAAACACTGTAGTAGTATATGCGCTTTCTGTCTACGTGTCAAGTGTATTTATGTCATCTGAGCAAAGCCAGTGATTTTATTCTTGCCAGAAGTGCATCGCCTTCTTGGATATCGGTTTCTTTGCCTTCGTAGTAGCTGCCGGTCATTGCGGCATTGTAGTTGATTGGGTCATCTACTCCCTCGCCCATACTGTAAGGCATGCCCACTGCACCGCCATCTTCGTCCATTGTTAAATCAACATTGGCTACTTTTGACCGTGGAGTACTGTCTCCGGGTGTGAGTGGAGACAACTCATTATGTCTACGTGGCTGCATTGGATTGATTAGTTTTTTTCCTGCTGGAAGATCTTCAAAATCAGGACCAAAACCACTAATTTCAACACGTGGTATGTACTCGTCTTTGTCAGGACCAAACCCACTGATTTCAACACGTGGTATGTACTCGTCTTCGTACATGCCACCACCACATTCGGCCAGGCCGTGTTCGGGGCAGTAAGAACCTTCCATGGTCATGTTGCATGAACCTTCACTCACAGGCATGATCATTGGTGAGATAAGATTTTCATTGATGCCAAGGTCGCTAGCAAATCGATCTGCTATCCATTCATGAGGATCGCCTGTGCGAGCCTTCTTTGTACCATAGGGCATGTCATCAAAGTAGTAGTCATACAGTGCATCATACAAATCGTCACTCATGTCTCCAGTTTCGGTAAAATCTTTGATGTCTCGACGGAAACGATCTTGTATGTGATCCATGGTACTGCCTGTTGAATCAGTTAGCACACCTTCTTGCAGTGGTACTCCAGCATGCTCCAGCATGCGGGCCAGTTCAGCGTTTTCATTCTGTATTGGATTGTCAAGCACAGACGACTGCCCTGGTCTCACACCTCCAAAACCGCCGCCTCCACCAGCACGTCCACTGCCACCCTTTTGAATACTTTTGGGAATATTGCTGCCTTGTTTGGCACCAAATGTGTTCATTGGTATGCGGTCTACTTTTGTATCAGTCACTGATGGCACAACTGTTGAAGCAAAACGTCCACTGTCCCCTACGGTACTGACACTTTTTCCTGCTTGTTTGAAACTGGGGTTTTTGTCATAGAAATCTTGATGTTGTTTATTCATCCAAGATGTATTTTTGTCAGGCTGTCCGTGTCGTTGATTCAACCAATCTTTATCTGTTTCTTCACTAACAGGAGGTGCAGTGTCTTGAGGCACAGCAGCAGGTGCTGCCTGTGTGCTCTGAGGAGTTTGAACACCCAGTTCAGCCAATCTGCGTTGCACATCCGAGTCGTCCCAGATGTTGGCTCTTGGATCATTGTCAGCCAAATCGTTCAAGATGTCAAACAATTCGTCATCACCTACCAAATCATACAACTGTTCAGTGGCATTCATGGCGTCGGCGCCTACAATGAGTTCGCCGGTCATGAGCTGTTGTAGTTTTTCATAAGCTTCGGGAGTGTCGGGCAAGGCCCAGGTGCCTTCGCTCAAACGGTTCATGTAATTTTCAAATATTTCGGCTTCTTTCATTTTGGTTCCTTGCTGTTGTATCTTGGCTAGAGTGGGCAATGCTGCTTCAATTCTAGTGTCCAATGTTTGTTGCACAAACATGTTTTTTAAATCTTCAACCAGACTCTCTTGTTGATCAATTTGATCTGGTGCCCACGACTCAAAGTAGGTGTGATATCCACGTGACGAAGACAGTCGTTTTAGACTTTCTTGAAGGCTGCGATAGTAATGTGCAGCCGATTCTACCAGTTCTTGTGTGATGCCTTCATACACATGATGTTGCTTGGCACGGTTGAATCTTGACAACACTGACAGCTCTTGAACCATTTCGTTGATATGGTTGCCGCGCACATCATAAGGACGGCCACCTTGTCGCACATGTTCCAACATGGCACGACCGTGTATGAGACGATTGCTCTGCAGTTTGAATCGTTCTCCGTCAGCAGTTTCAATAAAAATGCTTTCAATATAGCGATAGCGTTTGTCATCTTCGCCAATTATTTTGTTGTGTTTGATCAGTATTCTGGCCTCTGTGGGCTCGCCTATAAAGCTCTCACGGCGGCTGCCGTAGTAGCCTTCAAACAGGCCTTCTTTTACAGCAGCCTGTCCAGCCAATGAGTGCTTGAGTCTGCTGAGATTTTGAGGACTAAAGGTATATCTGTGTGTCTGAGCCAGCTTGCGCATTTGATTCAAAAACGCGAACCATTCATCTTTGTCTTGGTCTTGCATGCTGCGACCAAGATTGTCTCCAAAAAACAACATCAGCTCGTTGTCATCGCCTATCACTGCCACAGCAGATCCATAGTTGTTGCCGCTGGCGCTGCGGTAGTCAAAACTTATGGTATTAGCATCAGCAGGACCACTGCTTTGGCCACCTTCGTCCCGATATTCAGGATCAAAGTTGTTTGTGACCAGCAGGTCCGCCAGTTCTTGGGAGATTGAATTTTCTTGGGCCATAGTACAATATTTACCTAAGTATAGAAATGAACGGCATTGGATCAATCACGTTGTCGCTGTGATCTTTCATTTGTGTGTCCAATTCTACGTGATATGTTTGCAACATCATCAGCATGCGCACCACCAACAGCGAACTCATCACAAGATCATCTGTTTCTCCGGGCTTGGCAGCATAACTGCTGCCGTTGGCCACAAAAGTTTTGAGCTCACTAATCAAGGGTCTGCTGTACAGTTTCATACGCCCAGATTCCACCAACACTTTGAACTTGTTGCAAGCAGTGAGTTTGGCTTTGTTTGTGGTGTTGAATCCTTTGCGAAACCTACGTCCGGTTGTGCCTGTTACACTATTATCGCTGAGGAAATAGCCCTTGATGTTTTCTTCTCCATACTCGTTTATGGATATCAGTGCGGCTTCGCCAATGGTGTTGTTTTCCACTGAGTAGTAGATCTTTTTGTCATCTTTGGTGATTTCGTACAGTTCATTCACAATGTCCGCCAACAGTTTGACCTGTGTGGGAATGTCTGATTTGTTGTGACGCCACTCGGCCACTTGCTCTGTGGTGTCTGCTTCAAACACTTGTATGGCACTGGGATCACCACCTGTGCCCAGGCTAGGGTCCAGGGCCACAATATACATCTTGTCCTGGCTGGGCTTTTTGTACCAGCGTACTTGTCCTGTGCGGCGATTGGGTTCTACCCCTTCCAAGTCCAGCAGTCGGGTGGGAGCAATTAGTGTTTCGTCATTGATAACAAACTCACATTCCATTTCTCGCCGAAATCGATCTTCGCCCAGTTGTGCCAGCTGTTCCAGACCCCATTGTTCATCACGATCTGGGTGCTCGCGCCAGTTGCTTCTAAATGCACGGAATCCGTTGATGCCCAGTTCTGTGGTATTGCCATGCTCGTCCTGAGTCTTGTTGGCACCTTTCCACAGATATGCAAACTGATCTTCGTCACTGTTGGGAGTGCTTGTGATAATTGCTTTACCACCAGTTGCTAATGTAGGGCTGATGGAAGTCCAAAACTCTCGAGCAATGGTGGGCCGGACAAATGCAAATTCATCGGCATACAACAAGGATATACTCATACCCCGTCCAGTTGTTTCTGTAGTTGTCTGGGCAACAATACGCGATCCGTTTTCAAATTCCAAACTGTTTTTGTTGTAGCTGGTGGCACCAGCACGTATGTGATTGGGACACAGTTCATATGCATATCTAATACGTTGCATGATTTCCTGCGCACCTGTGTATTTGTGTGCGGCCACAAGGATTGTGCTGTCTGGAACAAACTGTGCATACCACAACAAGTACCCAGCAGCCGAAGTTGACTTGCCTGTTTGTCGAGGCATTAGTGATATTGAGTATCTGTAGTTGTGATAGGTTTCAATCAGTCGGGTTTGATATTCAAATGGATGATACAACATCTTGCCACGTGTGGGATGCTGGATGTAAAAGAAATTGTCCATGAAATACAGTGGCCCGGTCACGGGATCTGCACAGGCAGCAAACTCCATGAGTTCTTGTTCAGTGTATATTTCTTTGCGGTGCGGTGCTTTGACCAACACTGTTTCTAAATTTTTATTTGGTGGCGAAATCATTTAATATTCTTTCTGCAAACAGTTGATGCCCGAGTGGGCCAGCATGCATGCGATCTCTGGCATACTCTACTTCTTCACGACTTTTGGCAAACCAATCATGTGCATTGTAAGTCAAACAGCGTATGCCCAACCTGGCACACAGACCTTCAACTGCCAGTCGATTACGTGCGTTATTTAAGTCTGCATTGCGGTCATTCAAAAACCAAGTTTTTATAAAGCCATCCTGATCAGTTCCGCCGATTTCACTGGCAGGCATGTAAGTGTCATGATTGTGGTTGTGTTTTTCTGACACCAGATCAAATCTGTGTTTGGGAGGTGCTGCCATTACCACCAACTTTGGTCGTAACACTGGTAACCAATACTCGGCCAACATAAAACAAGTGTCAGCACTGGTACCGGCCCAGGCCAGATTGTAATTTTTCAAACCCAAGGCCTGTGCAACCAAATAACTCCATGTGGACTGCTCTGGCAGACCAATACCAATGGTATAGCTGCAACCCAATGATATCATACTGTTGGCCTGCGGATCAAACTCCTCTGATCTAAATCCGTTGCTGTTTATACGGTATGTTATAGCGTCAGGCTCAAGCCATCCTTTGTTGCGAAAATACTCACGGTATTCTTCGTTTTGTACCAGTTGCTGAAAACTTTCTTCTGTGTCAGTTGGCAACCATTTCAAAGTCTGATGGCGATATTTTGACATCATGCCAAAATGCCAAGGAGGCTGGTTATTGGTCATAGTAATCCTTTTTCTATGTTGGGCCACAAGTCTACAAATCTTGTGGTTTTCTTCAGTGTTGTTTCCATGTCCTGATGCCAGGTCAAAATGTCTGGCACAAAATCTTGATTGGTCAGATAACTGTTGTCCGTCAGCGTGGCACGATATCTTTCAAGTACGTCAGTGCTTAGATGCGTTTGGTCTTGGTATTTGGCCACCACACGATCAATTTCTGCTATGGCAAGTTGTCGCAGTCTTACAGATTGACGTCTTATGTCCAAATCCCAAGGGTTGGTCAACTCACACCAGAAAATATGTAACTGTTGTTCGGCACAAAAGTCATAGTACTCCATCAAGTCTAAAGCACAGTATATTGAATACGCAGGATGTGCTTGAACTTTCTGTCCATCCTGTTTCATCACTTGTATGTTGTCAACAAACTGTGTCCAGCTGGCACCGTGCCGCACATATTCAAACTTGTCCTGGTCAGCATTGTCAAAACTGATCATCCAACTCACGTTGGGCCAGGTCTTTAACCGTTGGTAGATGGCATTGTTGTTGAGATCCATGCTGAGGTTGGTAGTGATCATCACACTGACTTTGCTGGCGTCAATGTAGTCTAAAAACTTCTCTAGTCCTCGTTGCAACAGCGGCTCACCACCACCCAGGCTGAGTCCTTGTATGTTGTGTCCTTGGGTGCGAGCCAGTTCAATTAGATCAGCATGTTCGTTTTTGACATGATTGATGGGAATCTTTTTTATGCTTTGCCACGCTGTGCTGGTTTCTGGATTGCAGTACACACAAGCAAGATTGCACAGGTTGCTCCAGTTAACCACTAGGTGTTCCAGTTTGAAAAAGTCTGGGTCTGCGTCAATTGCCTTCATGGATTCTGCACTGGTTGTGCGTACTGTTCTACCACTGACTCCTGTGGTTTCTTCCAGTCGTTTACACCATGAGCACCCTGGTGCCCACTCACCACGTGCCATGGCCTGTTTCATGCCAGTGACCACAGGACCAGTGATGACTTCTTGAATGGTGTTTTGCTTGATGTTGCCAATCATGTCCACGCAATGAAAGCAAGGACTGACTTCCCCAGCTTGATCAATGTTGAGACTGGTCCATGGCGCAGGACAGAACGTGGGACTATCAGATATCATTGTGGTGTCATCCATGTGTATGAAGTCACTCTATAAGAGTCTGCGGGTGTGAGCATGGCATGCCACAACAGCGGTCTATAACCCGTTGCATCTGCTTGATTGATCATGATGTAGCCAGCGTTGGGCTGCGAAGGTGTTTGATAACGCAAGGTTGAGGGATCCTTGTGCCAGTAAAAAGCTGTGCCCGGACCGCGCCAGGTCAAGTGCATGCTGCCCGGCATTTCTCCATCAGTATGCATACTGCAGGTAAATCCCGGTTCGTCCACCCACCATGCTGTTCCAAAATAAGGTTGTAATTGTCTGCCAATTGTTGATTCAATCGTTGACCATTGCTGGCCAAGTTCACGGTGCCATTGGTCAATCCAAGGTATAGCTGTGTCAGTTATACGTCTACGTGACCAGTTCTCTTGTCCTTCCTGACGTTGCCAAGGCAATGCTAACCAGTCTGTTGTCACGACCAATTCTGCCAGGTCAACACTTACAGCATGCTCTACCCTAAACAAATTGTTTTCGCTGTCAATCGGGGTCACAAACATTGTGCAATCTCCGGCCATAGTTGTGCAAACTGTCCTTGGGTGTCAGGATGATACTGTGTTTCGTTGACATGTATATGTTGTTTGAACTGCTGTGTTATGTTGCTTTGTTCTTTGGTTATTGCTCGATAGTTGCTGAGTGCTTGATCAAAGAACTGATGTTCTGCTGGTGTGGCAATGTTCGTGGCGTAAAACTGTTCAATCTCGGCAGCAGCCAATTTGGCCACAGCAGGGCCATGTAAAAATGGATCCAAATATTCAGGTTGAAACAAATTTTGCCATAGCACTGTGACACCTGCTGATTCCGTAAACTGTCTAAACTCAACCAGGCGTGTGGCATTGTATATGTTGTATACTGCATGCACACCGCCCCATTGACCTTGCGATTTCATTAATGCTTGTATGGTCTTTAAGTTTTCTTGCAACACAGGCCATGAGCCACCATGCCGCACATATTCAAAACGTTGATCTATATTGTCAAAACTCATACTCCACCCAACTCGTTGACGTTGTGCCAACTTGCGGAATATCTTGTTAGTTTGCAAGTCAACGTTTAAGTTTGTGATCAACGTAACAATGGCAGACTCTGGTATCACCTCCAGCAGTCGATTATTTTCTGGCAGCAACAATGGCTCACCACCTACTAGGGCTACTTCGTGTATGTGCTCGTGGTGTTGTTCGATGAAATCACATACCTGTTCATAATAAGGTCTTGCGCCCGATTTGAATGGAATGTTTTTGATTCCTGCCCATTTGCTACTGCATGCTTCGCCACAGTAGTTGCAACTCAAATTGCATGTGGTATTCCAGCGCACATCCACTATCACAGGATAGTGATATTGATCGCCAGCGGCAGCATAATCAAACCCAGGATTGACATTGTTGTGCCAGGCACGTTCTGAATCTGCGCCAAAGCGTTCGGCTCGCACACAGTTGGAGCAATAGTCATGTGCCTGACCTTGTGAGAGACTGGTACGTATTTCTGTCATCAACTTGCTGTTGAGCACTTGTTCTATTGACTGCGAGTTGAGGTTGCCCAGCATGTTGGGGTTGCCAGCACAGCATGTTTTGACATCACCACGGGGATTGATGTGCAAACCCCGCCAGGGGGCTGCACAGTAGAAATTGCTCATGCCTTATTTACAAGTTACTCAAGGCGTAGTGTAGTTTTGGTTGATATCTTGCGTACCATCCAGTGGCTTGGTATGAATCATTGCCAAAATCAGCCCAGTTGTAGTTGTGTTGTATTTGACGCATCTGTTGCTGTCGATAGTCCATGGCCAAGGCTTCGGTGTCAATTTGACGGCACAGATTGATCAAGGGTTTGATGTTGGTGTCATGTGCATGATCTCGAAAAAATCTAGGTTCAAATCCCAGTTGTTCTAACACTTGATAACCCACATCACTCATGTATATACTAAAACAACTTTTGCTTAGAATTCCTTTGGCTGTTTTTTCTGACA